AGTCTAACAAAAAGAGTCTCGATAACATGGATCACGCGATGAAAGAGCTGGACGAGATCGGCGATTACATCCGCGACCAGAAAAGGAAGGCTAATCCATGAGCAAACGCAAACAGATGGGCCAGGAGATCGTCGCCTTTGAAGGTCGCTTCGTGAACGGCAAATTACAAGTCTATCAGTTACCAAGTGGCGATGGCGGTGGCACCTACGAGATCGCCGGAATCAATGATGGCTATCACCCAATTAAGGCCAAAGAACTTAAAAGGCTTATCGAAGCGGGCCAGCATGAGAAAGCGCGCGAGGAGGCTGGTAATTACATCGTCAGCTACACCGATCCGATCCTGAAGTTCTTTCCCACGCCCGAGGATGCGGAGAAAAATCCGCACATCGAATTTCTCTTGCGCGATACGGCTTTTAACCGGGGCGCGAAAGGGGCGGCCACCGTGCTCCAGCTCGCTCTGGGCGTCGATCCCGATGGCGCGGTCGGTCCTATTACCAAGGCGGCCTTTAAACGGGCGCTGGAAGACGATGCTCTGTTGGCTAAGAAAATCACTGAGGCGCGCCAGAACTATGAGCGGACCTCTTTTCCCTGGAAAAAATCGACTCGCGACGAATCGAGCAAATTCTGGAAGGGCTTGAGTAGCCGCTGGGATAAAGCTCATCAGAGCGCCATGGGACTAGTCTAAAACCTATGCCAAATAAACCAAAGGGTACTATTCGCGGGCACAAGATTACGCCCGCCCAGCAACGACTTTTCGGCACCGCGCGAGGAATGCAGGAGCGAGGCGTCGCAACAAAAACACCCGCCGGTAAGATTGCCAAATCAATCGCGCCAAGTGATCTCAGCAAGATCGCCAAAAAGCCGAAGGGCGGTTACAGAAAGAAAAAATGAAACTCACGCGCAAGGCACCAAGCCTTTCCAAGATTCTCAAAGAACCGGGCGAAGGCGAAAAGGAGGAAATCGCGCCTTCACTCTTCATCCACGACCTACCCAACGAGATCCCTGGGATGCCGGAGAAAGGCGACTTCGAAGCCCACTGCAAAGGTAAGGTCAGACGTCACAGTGTGACGACCGAGAACGGCAAGACCCATCATTCCTATGATCTCGATGTCCATCACCTCGAGCCCAAAAATGGTGGCATGCCTAAGAAAAAGGAATCGACCCGTGAGCAGGTCGAGAAAGCTTTCAAAGAAAAAGGTCCAAAAGACGAAGACGAAAAATAAATGCCGGTCGTCGTCCAAGACATCATCGGTGAAATCCAACAGGTAACCGGCAAATGCAGCCAAGGTTACTTGTTTCAGGTTTTGACCAGGGCAGTGGAAACCCTCGCGCGCAAGAGTTGCACGACCTCGATCACGTGGGATCCGCTCCTGACCTACCTCGACCTGCCCGTCCAGAACGATTACTACATCTTTTTACCACCCCAGATCGAAAAACCGATCAAGATCAATCTCAATTCAAACCCATCGTTCTCCCACTCGCAACTCTACGAGTTTACCATGAATGGTCCCGGTTCGAACGATTTGGAAGCTGGGTGGCAGTGGCAGGACCGCGGTACAGGCGCGATCCAAAGACGGTTCCCCCGCCAGAACCTTTATCTGTACGCGAGCAGTGATTCCGAGAGCGATGTGGCGCTCTCGCTTCACATCAAGGTGCGTCAAAGAGATCGGAGCGAGATCTATATTGATCTGCCGATCACTCCGCTGGGTGCGACTCCGATCCCGAGCAGCGTGCCGGTCACCGACGTGCTCGATGTGGTCAAGCCGATCACTATCGGCAACATCCAGTTGCGCGGCGGCCACTTTGTCTTGGCTTATTACACGCCGCTGGTTACCCTGCCGCAGTTCATGCAGATCAAGCTGTCTCAGCGCGCCACGATGGTCCGAATGCTCGCGCGTAAGCGCACGACGGTCATCGGCTCGCTCTTGGATGTCATCCCGCTCAACTCGGCCCAAGCCATTAAAATGATGGTGCAGGCCATCAAATATTACGACGAAACTCACTTCGACCTTGCACAAACTGCAGAAGCTACCGCCGTCACATTCCTTTCCGAGGAACAAGCTGCGCGCAACATTTATTCCCAAGCCGCTTCCGCCACCGAAGTAGCTACCGCGCTGAATCTGACCATCGGCCAGCGCGATTGCGTGATCGTAGCCGACATCTATGACGAGGCCTGCCGGATTTTCGGTTTTCTTGGCCGGGAGAAGATCTTTGATCGGATCACCTCGACTCTCGAGCTGCTCTACAACAAGAGCCAGTGGGACGGGCTGATCGGCTACGTCGATATCCGCAGCGATGACGATTACTACGCGGCTCTGCCTCGGTACGTGGATCAAATCCTGGCGCTGAACCTCAACGGCCAGCGCGGCACATTCATGAACAAATGGTTTGAGTTTAATCTGAATTCGTTGGGCGAATTCAGTGACCAGCGGCAAGATCCAACCAACTGGACCCGCTGGGATCAACTCTTAACCACTGAAAAAGCCGGTCGCTGCGGCCCCTACTCAACCTATGGGCTCTACGGTGCCGATGGCGTCTTGCGTAATAACCGGCCGCCATATGGCTGGGAAGAAGTTGGCGAGACGCCGCTCGCCTACCGGCTCAAAGGCCCCTCCCAGCTGGTCGCGGTGCCGGAGCTGGCCCAAGACAACAATGCGCAGATCATGGTCTACGGCTACGATGAATTCGACCAGCCGGTGCTCAACAAAAGTGGCTCGTGGGGCGTCGTAATCCCGTGCCGAAAAAACAACCTGACCCCGGCCCGCGGGCTGGCGAATATGCGTCGAATCGAGCGGGTCACAAAAGAGCCGACTTACGGCTTCATCAGCCTCTACGCGATCAATCCATTTAGCAGTCAGGTTAATCCGCTGATCTATCCCGATGTCACCGTGCCGCAGATGGAGTTCCTATCGCTCTACTGGCCGCAAGACACCGAGCCGATGTACAAGCTGATCCGCGTCGGGCACTTTTGTAAACGGCTCCGAATTCGCTATCGCAAGAACTATCTGAAGATCTCCAGTCTCACCGATCCGGTTCATGTGCGTTCCCGCGAAGCGGTCTGTTTGGCAATGACGGGACTGGCCGCAATGAAACAGGGTGGCAACGCCAGCGCAACTCCGTTCATGCCGACTGCCGGTGTCCAGATCGGGTCCGAGCAAATCAATATGGCCGTCGACATGCTCGATGATGAATGGCGGGTCATGCACCCGCACGAGAAGATCCAAATCCAGTGGGATTCTAGAATTTATGGGAATGCCTTCCCGCAGGTCTTGTAACTACATGGTTTTATGGCTTATCCGCAAAATGCGCGTGTTCCGGTGCAGGACCGATTCTGGGTTGAGGGCTGCAATACGCTCTCCTTTCCCACCGACCTCGCGCAAGGCACCTATTACTGGGGCGAGAACATCGTCAACCGCGGTGGGGTGATTCAGACCCGGCCCGGTCGCAACCTGCTTTTCACATTGCCGGGAAACCGCGCGCAGGGTCTGGCGCTCTACCGGCCGTTTCGCGACAAAGAGCAACTGGTCTGGGCAATTGATGGCAGCGTTTACTGGAGCGAATACCCATTCGTCTCTTACAAAAGGTTGCCCAGCATAGCCTTCTACAAAAACAGCCCTCAGGTCTATTTCTGTCAGGCGCGCGAAGAGGTAACCCATAATCCAGATGGCTCAATAACGTTCCTGTCGCAGCCTGTAGACGTGCTGATCATTCAAGATGGATACACGGCCGCAGCTTCCTGGGACAACAATAATAACGGCCACATGAAGGCCGGAGCGCCTTTTAGCCAGACAAAGGTCGGCACGGTTATGAGCTTTTCCGGTTCCCGGCTTTGGGTTGCGCAGGCCGAAACCATTTACGCCAGTGACTTACTGGCGCCGCGCAGCTTCACCGAAGGAACTTATCTCGCTGAGGCCGATGGGTTCAAATTGCCTGAACCGTGTAGCGGTATGCTCGAGACATCATTAGCTGATGCGCTGCTCTGTTTCAGCCCGTTCACGATCACCAGTCTCCAGTCCAACATCATTGACCGCACTCAATGGCAGTCAACGCCGAAGTTCCAAGACATTATTAGCAAGGATTTTGGCTCTGTCGCACCCTTTAGTCCGGTGAACCAGTATGGGCTGCCCTGGTTCTTTTCCGAGGTCGGCTTCATCTCGCTCAACGAGGCCCTGAACCAATATCGATCCAGCCGGACCAACACGCAGGATAACGAGATGACCCGTTCCAAGTCCAATATGGGTCCGCAGCGAAGCGGCATCTGTACAGTGTCATTTGAGAATTGGCTGTTGGTGGCAGTGCCTTCTGGTTC